ATCGGTCTCTCCTGTCGATACTGTTTCACCATCGATCAATGCCGCGCCGCCTTGCGTATTGGCGATGGTTTGCTCGCGTGTGACTCCAGAGCCTGACACGCTCAGTTTTAGGTTGTGCGTTGCCATTGGTTAGTCTTCCTCCTCGATCGAGTCGACCGAAGGTAGCTCCGTCGGCGACAGAATGTGCTGAATTGATACGGTTGCCTCCGGCGGATCGTCCCCCGGCTCCTCATACCGCAGCTCCCCGTGATAAAGACGATCTGCCATGCTGATTGCACCGACAAATCCCGTGAACACTTTGCCGGAATCAATGTCGAGCTTTCCAGTCGCGGCATTAAGTTGCCGCAGCGTGTCTTTGGTGACCTGGATCATGTGAAGCTCCAGTCCCGGCCTCCGTCGTCCGTTGGATGCAGGGTGAACGTGACAACCTGGCCACCGCTCAACTCCCCAGGCGACTCGTAGTCGATATAGCAGTCACCATCAAATTCGGTCACGCCCGACGCGATCCGCTCCAGCTTGAACGCTAACGGCGTGCCTGCCTGAGACGCCGCCAGCAATGCCACCATGTGCGACTCGGAGTCCTCGTACTGCATGGTGAACGTGATTTCCGCCGATTGCTTGACGAGCTGTTGCGTCATCTTCGGGACAGCAGACCCGTCGCCGCGATCGGTCGTCTCGTTGTATTCATTGGAATGCGTGATGCTGATGTCGCCGACGTGCGTATCAATGTGCGTGGCCGCAGTTGAGCCGGCAGTCCCGCGATATATCTTCCGTTCCCATCCCGCTCGTTTTTTTGCCATGACTTGGCTCCTATCCTATGGCCCCTTGCCACTCGCGGTGAAACCGGGCCAGATTTTTCTGCAATGCCGGTGCCATGAATGGGCGAGCCGGGTAAGTAACCGATACCGTGCGAACTGCTTCGCCCTTGCGCGGGCGACCACGTCCTTTACGCTTCGGCGTTAGTCGACGCTGAAATGTGCCGCCGTGTTCCAGCATTTGAGCCAACCACGGTGGACGGCCGCCGCGTTTGACCATGTTGTACGACGGACCAACGACCAGCTCTTCCTTTTGCTTGTCGACTGAGAACATGATAGACCGGCGCAACCGTCCTGTATGAACATGCGGCGGCGTGCCTGGAGGCGACGGACCTTTTGCCTTCCGCATCGACTGCTGCGCGGCTTTGCGAAGCGACGCACCGGCGTGATACAGACTACGATATGTACCATCCTTCACGGCCCGCTGGACCTTTGGTAGATACGTTGTCAAATTGGTCTTCACGCTGATCACGTCGCAATCCTCTTGGTTCGCAGCAGCCACTCCAGACCGCCGCCGAAACTCTCTGCCGCCGGCATGTTGGGCTGGCTCATCACTTCCCACGTTACGCCGTCGGAATCGACCAGCCTATCACCCGCAGCCGGCTCCACCTCTGCATCTGCGATCAAGTAGTTCGCTTTTTGAATAAGCCACTCGCGATCGATAAATGATGTCACCACGCCCATTCGCGTGATTGTTTGAAGTTCCGAACTCTGACCAGTCCACGATGCGTACACACCTGCGGTCGACTGCGACCCGCGAGACAGCGTAACTGTCTCGCTACATAGTCCAAACGCCGGCAATACCGATTCGTAGATAGAATCAAATTCAGTCATTTCATTAGGTCGTGATGTTGGAGAGCAAGTGTCCCATCTCCGTGTACATGACGACCTCATCCACGTCGTGCCGCACGCGGATGATGTCCGATCGGCGGTTCTCCTCGCGATAGCTTTCGACGGTGCCACCAATCATCGAACCGTCTTCCGACCAGTGGAACGTCCGGGCAATGCACGGTTCACGCGGGTCGGCAGTAACGCCGACTCGGCAAACCATCGCGTACTCATCCGACCATACTTTGTCGAACGATACAGACTGCCCTTCCGTGGCCGTGTTCTTCGCCGACCCCGCGACAATGATGTAGTCGAGATCGAACACCGTAGCCAGCTGAGCGGCCGTAATATTACCCTGTGCAGATGACTGCCCAGCGCCTGCCGCTTCGAGAGCCTCCTTGACCTCGTCGCACAGCCGTAGGTTCTTGAACACGTGCTTGTTGATCACCAGCGCATTCGGCCAGACACCACACTGCGACCAAACGGCTTGCACTGCAGTGTTCACGTCCTGCACTGGCTTTGCGTTGGTGAAGTCGTCCCACTCGTTGGTGACACCGGTCGTGTAGCTGGTCCACGTCGTCGCGTTGAAAATCGCCGTGGCCATGCGAATTTCAGCGTTTCGCAAAACAGCGTCGTAGGCCCGCATGGTGGCGATTTGCTCGGCATCGAAGTAGCTCGCGTACATCTTTGCCTCGCGGTCGTCGACCGGCTCCTCGGCTCCATGCTCTTCGCAGGAGTAGGTGGTCGCCTCGAAGGTGAAGTCTCCCCGCGCGTAGCCGGCACCTGGTGCGCGGCTGGTCGTGCGAGTTTGGAGCAACTGCTCAACAGGAATCTTGCCGAAGTTGCCAGACTGACTGGCAACATCGATCACAGGCGCAACCTGCTGCGCGATGAAGCCCCGCCGGTCCATCTCCAGGTCAAACTCCTGGAACGTAGCCAGGTCAGGGCGAAGGGTCGATAGTGAACTTGTGGGAGAAGGCATTGATTAGTCTCCGTGAAATGTCAGTGTGTTACGCGGTTCCCCACAGCTCAATCAGCAAGATGCCAGCTGTATAGGCGGCGTCCGTCGCTGCACCAGTTGTGAGATATAGGTACTTGTTCGCGGCTGGAAACGCCGTCAGGTAGTCAACGTCCTCAGCGGTCCAGTCGCCGTGATTGATCGTCTGGATCTCTCCAGTCAGGGCGGTGATCGCCGTATCCTCCACTCCGGTCGCCTCATTGGCATACCAGAGGTCGATATCGGGATCTCCACCAGCGGGAGTCTCGAAGCAGGTAATCTTGCCAGCGATGATGGTCCCATTGAGAGCGGCAGTGATTTGCCCAAGGTGAGCCACACCGGCTCCGTCTGCTCCAATGATGTCACCCGCCGAGCCGCCAGAATTTAGCCCAGTCAAATCGATCAACATCGAAGTCTTGACGATGCCGCCGACTCTTTGAACCGATGTCTCAAAGACAGCGGCGGTGCCAGTGATACCGACGCCGGCAGTGTTTCCCTCGCTCGCACTTAGCGACACGGCCTCCACGTTGACGACAGGCATGACTTCGATCACGTCGTCGTCAGCCGCCGACGTCTCCAAGGCGATCCCCTCAACAACCGTGCCAGTCGCGGCGATCTTTCCACTGGCTGCCGCATAGACCGCGTTTCCTTTGGTGATCGCTCCGCTGGCGACCATCTTGCAGGTACCTTGCGCTGTGCGGAGTCGCACGGTGCAGGGGCCTGCTGCGTTACACGGCCTGTCCATCGTGCCAATGCAAGCGTCTGTCGCCCCGGCTGTCGCAACAGCCCCTGGCGTCTTCACCCGCAAATACTGATCGATTGCAGCGGCAGCCGTGTCTGCACGGCATGCGGTTTCAACAAACTGTGACATGATATTTCATCCTTTTCGTGGTTGACGTGTGATTATCTGGCATTGACTGCCTGAAGGTAGTCCGCATGGAGGTCCGGCTGCTCCCGCACAACAGAGGCAGTCGCCTTTGCTTTGTTCAGGCCGGCGTCCATCTTGGACTTAACCGCTGATTGGAACTCAGACACAGGGTCGCCCTCTTGTGACGACTTGCCGCCACCCAGCATGTCGACACCAGGCTTGCCGGCCTTGGCTTTCTCGGCCTCGGCTTTGGCTTCGGCCGCCTGTTTCTCTGCCTCAGCCCTCGACTCTTCAGCTTTGGTTTTTTCTTCCTCGGCAATCTCAGCTCGCAATTGCAGCTCAGCCATCCAGGCCGTTGCCGCTTGCATCGTTGTTGCTCCAGCGTCGATTTGCTTGCCGAGAAATTCGGCATCGGCTCCTGGGCAGCTCGCCTTTAGTTCCTGCCACGTCGCGGCCTTCGGGGTGTTGTCATCGCTCATGCGAGTACTCCTTTTCCGCCGCGATGTTGCGGCAAGGTTAGAGATTACAGTGTCAAATGAACCGATTTCGTCTATCAGTCCAAGTTGTTTTGCGTCCTCTGCTAGCCACATGCGGCCCTCAGCAAGAGATTCGATTCGCGCCAACGGCAGCTTGCGCCCGTCAGCTACGCCTTGGGTGAATTGAGCTTGTGTCTTGTCAACGATCTCCTGCCAGACTGCACGCTGCTCCTCGGTGATCTCCGTGCCGGGGAACCCAGAGCCCTTCAGTCGGCCCGACCGAATCACAACGGCCTTGATGCCTTGCATCGCTGCCGCGCCGCTTACGTCGTAGATTCCTAGGAATGTGCCGATTGAGCCGACTTCAGCGGTGGCATTGTTTGCCAATATCTTGTCAGCCTGCGATGCCACCCAGTACGCGGCCGATGCCGTCACGTCTTCGACAAACGCCCACACTGGCTTTTTTGCCGTCGCCGCTTTGACTTCCGCCGCGAGGTCTGCCGTGCCGGATACCGTCCCGCCGGGCGAGTCAATGCGAAGCAGGATCGCGTC